CTTTAGGTATTTCAAGTCAAGCAACTCCATTAAAGGATATTCCTATACCTGGTGATAAGTTAACATATGGTGATTTAGAAATGTCTTTTTTAGTAGATGAAAATTTAGAAAACTATAGAGAGATACATGGTTGGTTAACAGGAGTAGGATTTCCTAAAGACCATGAAGACTATAAAACTCTTGTGGACGCCGCTAAGGACAGATTTCCAATACAGGGGAGCGGTAGTGATAAGACGGACGCTGGTAAGGTTAAGTATGGACCAACTCCATTAGGACCTGTATATTCAGACGCAACTCTTAATGTATTAACTAGTAAAAATAATAGTAATATTGAAGTAAGGTTTTCTGATATGTTTCCTGTGTCATTGTCAGGTTTGAGTTTTGACCAACAAGCTGCTGATATTGATTATTTGTCAGCAAGTGTTATAATGAAATATAAAATATATGAATTTGCTACAAAAGGTGGAAGCAGAACAACTGTTACTACCTCTTAAAAGCTTTACAATTTGATTAAATTATGTTAGGATACCCTTATTATGGATTTAGAAAAACTACAAGAATTAGCTGATTCGGATTTGAAAATTAATGATACTGAACTAGATTTAGAATCTTTAAAAACTCCACAGTTACACAACAAATATTTAAAACACCTATCAAAGTTTAAGTTAATGTTAAGCCGGGCAGAAACGGACTTATACAAAACTAAAAAGTCTTTATGGGAATATTATACCGGTAAGGCAGACCCCGAGGTGTATAAACAAAAACCTTTTCAATTTAAATTATTAAGACAAGATGTTGACCAATATATTCAAGCAGATGATGAGTATATTAGGGCAAAACAAAAAGTAGATTACTTACAAGCTACTGTAGATTTTTTAGATAGAACAATTAGACAAATCACTAATAGAACTTTTACAATAAAAAATGCTATAGATTGGCGTAAGTTTACCTCCGGCGCAGTTTAATGCCTATTAGCAGATATATTATAATAGACAAGAAAGATGATGTCTATTTAAAAATTGAAGCAGACGAAGATATAAGAAGAGAGTTAGGTCAATTCTTTACCTTTGAAGTACCTGGTTTCAAGTTTATGCCACAATACAGAAACCGAGTGTGGGATGGAAAGATTAGATTATTTTCATACCAAACTGGCCAAATTTATGTCGGATTATATCCATATATATTAAAGTGGTGTGAAGATAATGATGTTGAGGTTGTGGATGGGTCTAAAATACAAGATACTAAAGTTGATGATAAAAAGGTAGACCAATTTATTGAAGCATTAAACATACCATTAAAAGTTAGAGATTATCAAAAGGAGGCTTTCATACATGCTGTTAGAAAAAATAGGTGTTTATTACTATCACCTACCGCTAGTGGAAAATCTCTTGTTTCTTATCTTCTTGTTAGGTTTAACATTTTACGGTTAAAAGAAACAAAGAAAAAAATATTAATTATTGTTCCGACCACTTCTTTGGTGGAACAACTGTTTAAAGACTTCAAAGATTATGGTTGGTCGCCTGAAAGAAATGTACATAGAATATATCAAGGTCACGATAAAGAAACTAATAAACCTGTTGTTATATCTACTTGGCAATCAATTTATAATATGCCTAAAAAATATTTTAAAGATATAGGCATGATATTAGGTGATGAAGCACACCTATTTAAAGCTGTTTCATTAACAAAGATATTGACAAAGTTGGAAAGGTGCCCATATAAGATAGGTCTAACTGGTACTTTAGATGGTACCAAAACACATAAACTTGTTTTAGAAGGCCTGTTTGGTACAGTAAATAAGGTTGTATCTACAGTAGAACTACAAGAAAAGAAACAACTTGCCGACTTAAAAATATTTTGTTTAATTTTAAAACACGGAGCCATTGAGTGTAAGCATGCTTATGGTATGACTTACCAAGAGGAAATGGATTATATTGTTCAGTCTGATAAGAGGAATAAATATATCCGTAATCTGGCCTCCGGTTTACAAGGCAATACACTATGTTTGTTTCAATATGTAGAAAAACATGGAAAGGAATTATATGAATCAATTAAAACAAAGGCTGTTGACAAACAAGTATTTTATGTTCACGGCGGAGTTGATACAGACCAAAGAGAAAAGATTAGAGAAATTACGGAATCTTCTGACGGAGCTATTATCGTTGCAAGTTATGGGACTTTCTCTACAGGCATTAATATTCGGAACTTGCATAACATTATCTTTGCTAGCCCTAGCAAGTCACGGATAAGAAACTTACAAAGTATAGGTAGAGGATTAAGATTAAAGGATAATAATTCTCATGCAACTTTATATGATATAGCAGATGATTTAACATATAACCAAAAAGAAAATTATACCTTATCTCACTTTAGGGAAAGAATAAATATATATGGTGAAGAAGATTTTGAATATGAAATCCATAATGTAGAGTTAAACAATGCAGAAAGAACCACAGGTTAAAATAATCAAACTAATTAATGGTGACGATATAGTTTGCGTCTTGCCAGCTGGGGAGTTACAACTTCCTGAAAACGGACCATTGATTCGTTTAGACAAGCCATTACAGATTAAATATATTCCTCAAATCACACCAATGGGGTTTAGGGATTATATTGCATTAATTCGTTGGACTAATTATACAGGTGACCAGATTGTTACCATTCCGAAAGATAAAATTATGACAATAACTAACGCCTCTTTGGAAATGACTGGTAACTATACTACTGTATGTAAAAACTATAACAATTTGGATAAACCGAAAAGAGATAAAGGCTACCACAGGAAAGAGTTTTCCTCCGAAGAAAATAAGAAACTAAATGAGATATTTAGAGAATTTGATGATGAGGAAACGCCACCTACGATTCATTAAGGTGTTATCTGAAACGGCTACACCGCTTATTATACGCATAAAAAATCAAATGTCAACCGTGGAATAAAACCAAATCAGCATTGACATTTTAGGCGACATAGAGTATTATATAACCAAATTGAGGATATTATGGCACAGACAAAAAAGAAGTCAGAACATTATGTTAACAATAAGGAATTTTTGGCCGCAATGGTTGAATATAAGAAGATTGTTAACAAGGCAAAACGAAATAAACTAAAAAATCCACCAGTACCCGACTATATTGGAGAGTGTTTTCTAAAGATAGCAAACCACTTATCATATAGACCTAACTTTATTAATTATACCTATCGTGATGATATGATTAGTGATGGTATTGAAAATTGTTTGACATATTTGAATAATTTTAATCCAGAGAAATCAAACAATCCCTTTGCATATTTTACACAAATAATATACTATGCATTTGTAAGACGAATTCAAAAAGAAAAGAAACAAGTAATCATTAAACAAAGAATGATTCAAGAAGCAAATTATGATGACCTGACATTGCAACCAGGTGAAGATAGAGAGTTTAAGAATCAATTTACAGAATTTCTACGAAAGAATATACCAGCGGAAGAACCAGTTAAGAAGAAAGCAGTTAAAAAGAAAAAGAAAAAGTGAAAATAATTCTATTAAATGATACTCATTTTGGTTGCCGGAATGACAACCCCGCCTTTATTGAATTTCAAAACAAATTTTATAATGAGCAATTTTTTCCATACCTACAACAAAATAACATTAATTGTTTAGTACACCTAGGTGATGTGGTTGATAGAAGAAAATTTATTAATCACAACACCGCCCATAACTTTAAAAAAGTATTTTGGGATAGACTAGATGATATGGGTATTGAAACTCATATTATTATTGGTAACCATGACACCTATTATAAGAATACAAATGAAGTTAACGCCCTCCAAAATTTAAACATATCAGAAAACGCCATAGTATATACACACGCAACGGATGTTGAATTTGATGGTTTAAAGATACTATTCATACCTTGGATATGTGATGATAACTATGCTGAAACCATGAGAACTATTGAGAACTCTACAGCTACAATTGCTATGGGTCATTTAGAGGTTAAGGGTTTTGAAATGCATAATGGTCATATGAATGAACAAGGTTTAGAAAAACCTATGTTTAAAAGATTTGAAAAGGTTATGTCTGGCCACCTTCACAAAAAATCGGATGATGGTCACATTTATTATCTTGGAGCACAATACGAAATGACTTGGTCGGACTATAATTGTCCAAAAGGTTTTCACATTTTTGATACAGAAACAAGAGAACTATCAAGGGTAGAAAATCCTAATAGAATGTTTAAAAAAATAATTTATAATGACAAAGATAGGGATTATGATGATTTAGATATTAAAGAGTTTAACCATACATTTTTAAAAATTTTTATATCAGAAAAGACAGACACAGATATGTTTGAAAGACTTATGGATAGACTTTACAATCATATTAATGTACACGCAATAGATATAATAGAAGACCCTACAGATATAGGAGCTTCAGTACCAGAAAATATATTAGAACAAGGTGAAGATACACTTACATTTTTAGGTAACTATATTGACCAAGCGGATATAAAATTAGATAAACAGAAACTAAAAGCTTTTGCGAAAGAATTATATATGGAGGCAAGTGAATAAAAGAGATATAAAAGAAAGTATATTAGATGTAGGTAGTGGATTTTTTCTTGCTGTATTAATACAGATATTAATATTTCCTTTATTTGACATGACACCAACAATATTTGAGAATTTTCAGATTGCTTTGATTTTTACTTGTGTATCAATGACGAGGTCAGCTATATGGAGATGGTATTTTAGGAAGACTAGATGATATTATTTAAAAGAATTTCTTATAAAAACTTTTTATCAAGTGGTAGTATACCAAGAGAAATAGATTTAAGTTTATCACAACTAACTTTAGTTGTAGGTTCCAATGGTTCTGGTAAATCAACCATATTAGACGCATTATGTTTTGTATTATTCAATAGACCATTTAGAATAATAAAGAAAGAACAAATGGTCAATACTATTAACAATGGTGATTGTTTGGTAGAGGTAGAGTTTGATGTTGGTACCAAGAACTATATTATAAGACGAGGTATTAAACCAAATTTATTTGAAATTTTTTGCAATGGTAAAATGATTAATCAAGACGCCAACAATGTAGATTATCAAAAGTATCTTGAAACAAATATAATGAAACTTAATTACAGGTCATTTATTCAGGTGGTTTTATTAGGTTCTTCCTCATACGAACCATTTATGAAGATGAAACCAAGATACAGAAGAGAAGTTGTTGAAGAGATACTTGATATTAGAGTTTTTGGCCTAATGGACCTAGTTTTAAGGTCCCAACAGAGTGACCTCCAAAAAAAGTTGACGGAGGTGCGTCACCAACAAGAGTTGATTAAGCAGAAGACTGATACTGAAGCAAAGTATTTAAACACTCTGGAAACCAAAGGTAGTGACAACCAGAAGGTACAAGAAAATAAACTAGTGGAAAATGAGAAAAATAGGCTAGAATATGATAAAAAGCTAACAGCCATAAATGATGCTATAGCCGTAAGTCAAAATGAACTAAGTGGTGAGGAAGTGGTCTCCAAAAAGGTTAAGGAGTTGGAGAAATTTGAAACTAAAATAGAACAAAATTTAGCAATTCATAAAAAGACTTTAAATTTTTTTAAAGATAATGATACTTGTCCAGTTTGTACACAATCTATTGATAAAACTTTTAAGGAACAAAAATGCAATCACGAATCCACAACAATTTGGAAACTAGACTCAGGACTATCCAAGCTCGTAGAAGAACTTACCAAACAAGAAGAGAAGTTAATGAGTTACGGAAAGGTATCAACAAAGATACAATCAATGATGGTGGATGTGGCAAAGATAACATCAAGTTTGGAAAGTTTGAAAACTCACAGCGACCAAATTGAACAAGAGATTTCCACAGCTAAAGAAAGAGATAGTGATATTGAATCAATAGAATTAGAACTTGAACAATTAAGAGTTGATTTAAAACAAGCAGAACTTGATTTAGCAAAGGTACAAGAAGATAAAGATTATGTTGATGTATTAAGAGAGATACTTAATGACAAAGGTGCTAAGGCACAAATCATTAGGAAGTATGTACCTATAATGAATCAATTGATTAATAAATACTTGCAGGCAATGGACTTCTACATATCATTTCATTTAGATGAGGAGTTTAATGAAACGGTTAAGAGTAGATTTAGAGATACCTTTAACTATAATAATTTTAGTGAAGGTGAGAAGATGAGAATAGATTTAGCCTTGTTATTCTCTTGGAGAGATATTGCTAGAATGAAAAATAGTACCAATACAAATCTATTAATACTTGATGAGTTATTTGATTCATCATTAGACGGCCAAGGTACAGATGATTTCTTTAAAATAATTAAAACATTTACTAAAGAAAACATCTTTATTATATCACATAAAGGCGACATACTATTTGATAAATTTACAAACATAATTAAATTTGAGAAACACCAAAACTTTACACAGTTAGGAACAATATAATGAAAGAACTAAAACTAATACCACCATCAGACCCTAGAGTACAATCAGCGATAGCACCTTTTACAGATGATATGTTGAAAGAACATGAGTTTAAAGATAGAAAAGAACTAACAGAAGCTATGTTTTTAGTAATGAAGAAATTTAGTGGACTAGGTCTTACTTGTAATCAAGTAGGATTACCTTTCAATATGTTTGTTGCAGGTGGGCATCCACAAATAGAAAATGGTATATCGTTAGCAATGTTTAATCCTATGATTATATCCTCTAGTGAAGAACAGATTATGATGAAAGAAGGTTGTTTGACCTATCCTTACCTATTTTTAAATATTAGAAGACCTAGAAAGGTTGTAATAAAATATGAAGATAGTGAAAGCAAATTACAAGAGGCACACCTAGATGGTATGATGAGTCGTATATGTCAGCACGAATATGACCATATCATAGGTAGAAATTTTGTTGAACTTGTATCTAAATTGAAATTAGATATGGCTAAGAAAAAAGCTGCTAAGGAAATCAAGAGAATCAAGAGATATATGGAACAAAATAAACAAGCTTGACATTCTAATTGAACTAGTGTAGGATTATATTATGGCGTATGGATGGAAAAAAGGCATGACAATTGATGACCAATGGGAAAGTTGGCAAGAACACAACCCTTTGGATAAGATTGAAGCGCCTGATACAGAAACATTAAAACAAGCAGTAGTAAAAGACTTATCTTTTGTATCTCAAATGGCTGTAAAAGAATATACTTTATATCAAAAATGGTGTGAGGTACACGACAGATATCCTA